ATTATGTATTCCTTAAAATTAGCTAATTAGGAAAGTTTACCATTTTACTCAGTCTTTATCAACTCATCGGCAAAGCATCCTCTATACTGATGTTCACCCACATGGCTTATTCGGTCGGTTATCAAAGCATAGCATTTACCACCAATTTTTTTCCATTTTTTACAGAACGCAAAATCTTCACCTGTGTATGATTTCTCTACAGGATCATATTCTGTATCAAACAAATTGTAAAAATATGGTCTATTCATCAGTTCACCATTAATTACTGTTTTCTGAATTATTTCTGTATTAGGATACGCCTCTATCATTCTTTCTATTACTGACCTTTTAATTAACATACATCCCGTAGGTGAATGTTCTACTTCTATCACTCCATCTTTTATTCTTATATTCTTTTCATCTGCAACCTTCATTGGATATGTATACAAACCTTTAAATTTTAAGTCTTTTGCATTCTTAATGCTGCCCTTACTTATTCGTTCCCAACCTTTGTCCCACATTATTTGTTTCAATGGATATGGAACTGAGATTACATCTTTATCAGCTCCTACCATTTTTAAAACTGATTGCGCTTGAAAATCTATATCTGAGTCTACAAATAATAAATGAGTGTGATTACTTTCCATAAAACCTGATACACACAAATTTCTACCTTGTGTAACTAATGATGATTTCATTATATTAAAAGAAATTGGTATTCTATGATTTAAACAATATTTTTGAAAATCTAAACAAGCTTGTAGATAATGTATCGATACCTCACTATGTACAGGAGTTCCAACAAATATAGAAAATTTTTTTTGCTGTAACTCTTTTTTTTGTATATTCTGTTGTGGTTTGTTAAACCACATCGGTTTACTTGGGTCTTGCATTCAAAGCTCCTTTTAAAAAGTTTGTCCATTGTTTACCGATGTTTTTCCAATTATAAAACTGATCGTAAAACTTTTGTTGAAATTTAAGATGGTATTGTACTTTTGGACTATTTATCATATTAGGTATATCATCTATCACAGCGGCAAACTGTGCTGCTAAGTTTTCATAATTAGGATCATAAGGCACATAAGCTGGAAACTCTGAACATGTTTCGTACAGTGCTCCGTTGTCCGTTGTTGCTACATACAAACCACAGGCTAATGCTTCAAGTGCAGAGATACAAAATGTTTCCTCCCATATGTTAGGGTAAACAAAAGCATCATACTTATGTAGATTATCAAGAATATATTCGTTAGATTTATATCCAATATAATTTACATTCGGTAATTTTTTTGCTTGGTCATATAATTCTTTATACTGATCATCGTTTTCTTTTTCAAAGTCAGTTCCATATACTTTTGTACTGCTATAAACATCAAGTTCTATGTTATCACTTTGTATAAGTTGCATAGCACCTAGTAATATTGATAGACCTCGCCATGGAGTGGGATGATAGATTAATTTGATTTTATCTTTCTTTTGTTCTGTATCTCTTAATTTTAAATTAGAAAAGCCATTTTTAATCACTGTACATTTTTCATGTGGTAAAGAGAAAGTTTTTCTAAACTGTTCATAGTTCCAATGACTGTTAAAAACGTATAAATCATATTGATTAATTTTTTCCTTATCTTTGAAAAATTCTTGAAAGTGAGGTTGGTCAGGAGCCATTTTCTGCCACAAGATATTTATTTTATTAGCAGCCAAGGGTGTTCGACCAGGCACAGATAAACATATTTCAAAGTGATCTAATATATCTTTAGCAACGTACTTCTTTAAAAATTGATATTGTAACTCAGTTCCGCCTAGTGGTTCCATTTTTTAAACATCGTGTTCGTGTTGTAAAATTAAATTTGATGATACAGAAACTCTCTCACCTGTACATTTAAAAGGATTTACCCAATGTGGCAACCAATAAGGAAACAAATATAAATTACCAACTTCCGGTTTAAAAAAATAAGATGTATTATTAAAAAAATTATTTAAACCATGCTCAAAACATAAATACCCAGGTAAATTATTATTGACATTTGCTTTTTCTTGCAAATCTTTACACTCCTTATCTAAACCATCAGGAGTCTTTAAAATTAATGCAGTAGAAAAATCACACTTTGTATGAATATGTGGTGGATTATAATCATTAGCTTTCATAAAATTTACCCATGCTGAAGCCACAGCAACATGCACCATATTTCTAGAATAAAATTGATTATATAATCTTATAAAAATTTTAAAATATTTTTGCATATGATAGGCATATGCAACTTTATCTATTTCATATTCAGTTGTAAAATGCCCTGCCAAACTTTGTGAGAAACTTTCTTTTTCTTTACATAGTGACAAAATCTTTTTCACATCTTCTTGTTCTAATTTAATCCTAACAAACAAGGGACCAAATATGTTTATGTTGTAATTCTCAGTCATTCTTAGTTTTACTAAACATTGGAAGGTCAGGCACTTGTACCTCTACGTCAGTCGCTAAATCTTCTTTAGGGTGTTCCGCTAAAAAAGCTTGTTCAGTTTCATATCGCTCACCGGTTTTAATACTTCTATAAATGGTTTTAGTTGAACATTTTACTTTGTGATACACAGTCATATTTTATTACTACACCAAACTAACGTCCTTGTCCACGACTACGTTTACGTTTAGGTATTCTTTTAGACCAACTTTTATTATGTCTACCAGGCCTTTTCTTTGGTGTTCTTTTTACGTAATTACTTGGTCCAAAAACAGATTTCTTCTTAGCCATTTTTATACCAACCTATATTCATTATTATTCTTCTTTGAGTATCTGTTTGTGTAACACCAGCATGTTTACAAGTGTTGTCAAAAATTAAAAGTTGATTTCTAACAGAGCCATATTTTTTATCATTTATAATAGTGCCGCCATTACAAGTTGTAAAATTGAATAGAGCTATGTTTACATCGTTTGCTGGTTTTTTATCGTCTGTGAAATCATAATGTGAAGTATGTATAATATTTTTATGTTGGTTAGTGTATAAGTTTAATTTCATTCTTATTAATTTGTTCACACTAAGATGTTTATCTACATAATATAATATTGGTTCAAAAATATCATAAAAGGGACTTTTAAAATGTCTTGGACCAGACGGAGCTATCTCGTCACCTAAGATAGAATGTACAAACATAAATTGATTATTATTATTATCTGTATTAATGCTCTTGGGTACAAAATACCATGGAAAATCAGGGCCATTAAATAAGGAGTCTAATTTATTGATAAATATACTGGGAAGTAAATTATCTATTATTTTAACCATTCTCTTGTGATCTGTCTATCAGAGCATAACTTATAGCACCTTGTATTTTATTACTACCTGATGCTGCGGTAACAGTTACTGAATCACCAGCTTCTAGATTAATACCCTGTGGAGTTGCATTGACTTGTGTTTTAGCTGCTACATCATCTCTAAAAAATTCATACTCAGCGCTAGAGTCAGAGGAGTCCACTAAGTTCATAGTTACTAATATGGCTGATGAAGCATCATTGTTGGCCACGTAGATACTTTTAATTATAATTGTTCCATTTGTTGGACACGTAAGGACTGTAGTTTTTCCCGTGCCAGCTTGTTTATAACCTTGATTTTTATACTGTATTGTCATGATAGAAAATAATTAAATGCATCTGCGTCATTCTTTATATCATTCTCATATGAAAAATTCAATTGTGATTGCAGTGTTCTTAATGCTTGTAAAATTTGTCTTTGATCCTCTTGTGAATATTCTGCTTTTGGTTCTGGAATTTGTATTGTTATCTTAGCCATTATCTTCTACCATCGACTCTTACATCAAATCTAAATGTTCCATATCTCCAACTCTCATCTATTTCTGAGCTTTCAATTTGTACAGCAGCTAATCTAGCCCTAGCTCTTGTATCAACTTTAGTTGTTGAGGATGATACAGTAAAAGGCCCTAGAGGACTTGAGGCAGCCGTAGACCCTTGTGGGAAAGCATTTAAAAAAATAGTCACTTGAGCGTTACCACTTATTCTTTTAAAGTCAGGCATAAATCTTCTAACACTTAACAAAAATTCACCATCACCTGGCACACCTTGTCTACCATTTAAATCAAACTCTCCAGACTTAATGAACGATGGTATAGCAGTTGTAGTGCCATCACCGTTCAGTTGGTTTATACCGTTTTCATGTTCATAATATATTGTGGCTCCGTCAGACACTCCGCTAACAACTGGGAAAGTTGGTGTATCTGTAGATTCAAAGTCTGTTGCATAAGGTGCTTCAAAGACTGTTGACCCCATCCATGTTGTTCTATCAAGATCTCCCGTAGTCCAAACATTTTCTGCGTAGTTATATGTTACAACTCTATCTATGTTTGTTGATCCTGATTTAGGATAAAACCAATTTATTTCTGAATACAATTCATTGATACCACCGTATACTATTTGACCTGAATTATAATTAATACCAAGATTGTTACCTGTTGTAGTAAATACAAAATCTTCTACAAGACACGGCAATGATTTGACAGTTCCATCGTACACATAAAATCCACCTGTCTTTCCCATCCAATATACAGCACCGTTTGCAAAAACACCTGCATGTTGTCCTATTAGTCCAGCGTTCGAGCCTACCTTTCTTATTGAAAAAGTAAAAGGTGGTCCAACAAATTGCATTTCGTATGCAGCGGTATCCGTTAAAACTAATATGTAGTCTTTGGCTTTGAAGGCACCAATAATTTGAGTTCCATCATCTAATCTGAAAGTACCAGCTGTATTTGTAGAGGTTGGGTCATAATCACTTGTGCTCTCTTGGTCAGAAAATCGTATAAACATTTTGTCTTGCTTAGTTGGATCACCGATAGTGGTCTCAGTTCCTAAATGAAATAAATGTCTGTCTCTATCAGAAACAATAGTCATAACGGACTTCGTTGGCATACCTGTGCCTAAAGTTGCTCTAGTTTGAAGTGCATTGGAGGCCGAAGCATCCCACGTGAAGGTTTTACCATTATGAACAGTAGCAATGAGTATGTTTCCAAAATTATCTAATGACCAGTTACCAGGGTCTATAGTCACTGTGCTTGTAGTCGAAGCGTCACCCCATCCTATATACTCGGTGATGTTAGTTACTGTCGATCCATCTGTATGATCTGCAGGTGTAGTTCCGTTTTGTCCACGAGATAAGGTTTGTAGAGTGTTAGAAGATTTAGATGCATAAGCTATGTCCTCAGAACCAATTCTTATAATTCCAGAGTTTGGAAAATTAGTTGCATCAGTCAAAATTACTTGAGCTGTTGTGCCTGCAGCCAAAGTTCCACCATTGTTCATGGTTGTAGTGGTTTGTGCTACAGTTCTTCCGCCCCATAAATATGTGCCCCAACCATATCCTGCTGCTTGTGTTAACGGTCCTACCTCTGCGTATGGGTTTACGTCCAAAGTCCCATCATTTGTTACACCAGATTTACTCTCTGATGAGGGCATCGTTATTGTAAAAGTTGTAATAGTGGGAACTGTTTGAATCTCAAAAAGTTTGTCATCAAAATCGGTTGCGGTGTAATCAGTGTTAGCCCCGGTAAATGAACCTGCGTTTGCAAAAGTTACGATAGCTCCTACTGCTAAATTATGAGCTCCAGAAGTTGTTATTGTAACTGTTGCTGATCCGTTGGTCGTTGTTATGTTTGCGCCAGTAGAAAAGTTAGACGTATCTAAAGGTGTTACATCATAAAAGGCACCACCATAATAAACTATTAATACTTTATCAGTTCCGATTGCAGCGTATTTTTTTCCATTTGTAGTCGCCCAAACATGTTGAGCCCTTGCAGCTCCAACTATTTTGTTGTTAACTAAAGCACGCCACCCTCCAATTTTTTCAGGTTCACCATATCTAAACCTTACATTAGTTCCATCAACCCATCGTCCCTCTGCATCAGAAGGAGTGGATTGTTTATCAAATCCTGGAGCTATATTAACTTTTGATAATGGCATGTCAGATTATACCATTTTTTAGATGTCTTATAAACTATTTGCCAGATAGATCCATGCCTGTGCCATCAGATTGTTGGTTTTGCACATTCTTTGGAAAATTGTTCTGAAAAGCACTAGCTATGGCCACTAAATCATTGCATAGATTTTTAAGATCTGAAGCTGATAGTGTAAATTTTTTTTTCTTTTTTAACGTTTCTATTTCTTGATCTGAAAAATTCCAATCACAAGAACCATCTTCATATTGTTTAAATTGCATATTTTTTTATATAATCTTTCATTATGTTTGTAAAGGGGGTGTTGCTAGATCTGCTCTACCTTCAAATCTTACATTTTCATTGTAAGGTGTTAGTGTGCAATAATTTAATTCTAATATAAACATATGATCACCATTAAAAAAGCCTTTTCTACCACATCTTAAAAGGTTACCATTAAAAATTAAAGCTTCACCACTTTTAATATCTATTTCATCTTGTTTATCATTACCTATGATTAAAGGCCAAGAGGCCCCATCATCACCTAAATTAATTAAACAAGTAACTTCATACAAGGCGTTTCTAATTTTTATTTGTTCTGAAGAGCCATGTACATAGGTATTAAATATCGAGCTTAAGGGTAATAAATTTTTTTTACATTTTTCCTGTATAAATTTTTTCTTATGGATCAAATAAGTGTCAAAAAAAGTGTCGCCATAAATACAAGTATTGCCGATATCCTCAGTGTTAAAAGATTCTTTGTTGATATTATGTCTTATTTTAGCGTACCAATTAATTAATTGTAAATTATCTTTTTCAAAAAAATCTGATATTTTCAAATAATTTTTTACTTGAGCCATGCGACCACCGAATATCTTATACCTTTTTTCACAGGATTAACTCTATGAGGGAACATAAAATTACTAGGAAAAAATACTATTCTATTTTTTTTCACCTTTATAGTAGTTTCGTTTTTAAAATCAGGATCAGCAAATGTCAAATCTCCACCCTCAAAATCATCATTAACAAATAATATAAAACTAAATTCTCTTTGGTGTTTAGTATGATAATCTGAATGTAAAACATAATGACCACCCTCTGGATATTTTAATAATGATATATCAGCTATTGTGCTTATCTTTTTATCAGGTATTTTTAAATCTTGAAGATATCTTTGATTACACATAAGAATAACATTTGTTAAAATATTTTTCCAATGAATGTCAGTGAATATTTTATCATTCATAGTATCTTCATTTAGTTGAAAACCATTAAAATTAAATAGTTGTGTTTTTCTTATTTTTTTTAATTCATCACCATCAACATTTCCAACAACTTTTGCTTCTTCAAAATTTTTAGTCTGACAATACTTTGTAAACCCGTGTAATATTGATGGTCTTATAACATCGTCAAAAATTTTTATTGTATCTTTTACATTCATTTGAAACTTTTCTTTCTCCAAAAAAATCTTTTATAAATATCAATTACTGAGTTGTTAAATATAAAATGAGTCCATCTTATTTCTTCAGAACTTTTACCTGTAATTTTCATTTTCCAAGCATCTCTTTTAAAAGGTATAACTTGACAATACGGTGTGCCCCTTTTTATCATGTAATCAAAAGGAACTTTATCAAATCCACTTAATAGTATTGGAAAATTTACTTCTTGATCATAAGTATCTGTGTCTACAATACCTGGAATCACTTCAAATTTTTCTTGATTATTATTTAAAACAGGTAAAAACAAACATGAATAACCTGGTGGAGTTTTTATATGCCACGGATTAATTATTTTGTGTATAGGTCCTCCCTGATTTTTTTTAGTAAGATCTGGCCAACCTTTTGCTTGGTCAGGTTGTTGTACTGAAGTATCACCATTATAATTTAAATTTAGGGCATTTTGCACACCATAAAAATTTATAAATGAATTATGTTGTTTACTCACTTTTTGTAATTTATCATTTATTTTTTCTTCATGTCCGTGGTAAATGACTATATCTTGTGGGACTTTTAAAAGGTATCCAGTAGTTAAAGAATCTAAAAAAGGAATACATCCTTTAACATTTCTTCTTTCAACAGTGTGTTTCATTTCTTTAAACCATTTAGGTATATTTAATTTTATTGGTGTAGGAAATGTATCTTTTTCTTTTTCTGTATTTACGTATTTATCAAGACAAGAAAACTCAATAATCTTTTCAAACATACTGTTGTATACTTAAAAAAAATTAAACTATCAACTATAATGATTAAATTTGATAAACAGATAGAATGTTTGTATGCCCTAGTTCTTGTAATTTTTTATGTAACCCATAACTAAAAGTTCCTAAACTGTTTCTATCTAAAGCATTTATTGCTGCTATGCAGGCATCTAATTTAGCTCTGTGTTCATCTGATATAAAGTCTTTTTTTTTAGCCTCATTACAATCCGTTATTAATCCATCTAAACTAGTATTAATATTTTCTAAATTATTTACGATTGAATCAGGATTATCAACCATGTTTAATGTAGAACCATCATAGCTTAAAATAAGTTTTTCTTCGTTTAACAATGCATTGTAATCGTCATCTGAAATTTCTACAATATTGTATAAGTCTCTAGCTCTGTCTCTTATATTATCTATTTCAGCATCAGTAGCTGCTAGTCCTTGTAAAGGTCTAGGTGATCCTAATTGTTGATGTAAAAGTGCAAAAGCCATAAAATATTAACTTCCTGTTTTTTGTTCCCAAAGACCTATCATTCCATCTTGTGTACCAGTGCCGTGAAGAGCATTTGTATCTGTGGCTGTAGACGGGAATGTCATCAATGGATAAAATTGATGCGTTCTTATATTAACATTATTAGTAGTCGTTGTTCTTCTTATTTTAGGAGATATTGTTGGGTCATTACTATAGTCCCTTACTAAAGTTCCAACGTTTGGTGTATCAAAACTTCCAGGCTGTTTTGGTGATGTGGCACCAGCGCCAAAAGCACCGTTGGCAACAAACTCATTTGTGTTCCAAGTTGTGGCATTACCTTGGCCCCCGCCTGTTGTGCCTGCAGTTCCAGAAGTCCCTACAACCCACGCAGCAGTGTAAGGTTGTGTTACTGGTGTTACAACATAGCCGTAACCAGCATTGTTACCATTCTGCGTGCCCATGTACATGTTACTTCTTCCTGCGCCCCCACCAATCATTAATAAAGCTATTTTATTTGTGTTAGCAGGTGCAGTGTAATTTCCAGTGTTTCCTGGGCTGAGAGGAGCGTTTACATTTGTTCCAAAAGTTATTGCTGGCCAAAAAGATCCCCCTCCAGCTGCACCTGAAGATGCGGCTGTTATTCTACCTTGAGCGTCAACTGTTATTGATGCAAGAGTGTAAGATCCAGCAGAAACAGTTGTGTTAGCCAATTGATCAGCTCCAACTGCATCATTAGCTATTTTAGCTTGCGTTACTTGTAATGCAGAAATCTTTGCAGTGGTAATCGCGTTGTCAGCGACTTTTGCAGTTGTAACCTGATTTGCAGAAATCTTAGCAGTGGTTACCGCATTGTCTGCAATCTTAGCAGTTGTTACGTTTGCGTTTGAAATTTTTGCAGTGATTACAGCATTGTCTGCTATCTGAGCAGCAGCAACAGTACCACCTAAAGTATCTAAAGAAATTTCTTTTAAATTAGTTCCATCTGAATATGCAGCAAAAATGGCTGCTCTGTCTGGAGAGAAACCTGTGCCTGACGCTGTTTTGATTGTTAAGTTTGTTGGATTAGTTAAACCCGTGCAATCAAAAATATAAAATTTTTCTATTGAATCAGGTATAGTACAAACTGTGCTTGCAGCAATTGTAGCTGTAGCAAATTTAATTACCATGTTTCTAGCGTTCGATAAGGCAGCATTTGACATGACTAAAGCTAAAGTACCACCACTAGATAAAGTTACTTGCTCAACACCAGCGATTGCTTGTTGAACTAAATTTAAGTTTGTATTTGTTTTATCACCCCAAGTACCAGCGTTTTCGCCAGTTACCATTAACTCTAGTTTTAAATCTGTTGAAAAACTTGATGTCATATTTCTCCTATTTTAACAAAATTAAGCTGCTTTATCAACTTCAGTCCAAGTATTATTTACTCCTGGGTCGATCTCGCTCCATGGTGTCACATTAACTGAGCCAATATTAGCTGTCAACCCTATACCAGTAACGTTGACAACACCTGTACCAGTAACTGTTACAGTGCCTACAGAGCCAGTTAAAAGGCCTGCAGTTGTTACAGGGTACACTGCAACAGGGTCAACAGTTCCTAAAGAAATGGTAGCTGCTTGACCGGTCAATACCTCGTCAGTTGTCTGTTCTAACGTTATACTTCCTAAAGATGTGGATAAAGAAATACCAGTAACATCAACTGCAAGTTTTGGCTCAGGTACGACTTGACCTACACTTGTTGTTGCTGAGTTACCAGAGACAGAAACGTTGGCTAAACCTGTTACCGATGTTGAGCCTACAGACGTATCCAATTGATCTTCGGATGCAAATACAGTTACGTCATTATCAATAGTTAAGGAAGCAAGTCCTTGTGTTATTGTTAGCAAGTCTTGACCAGCTACGGTTACACTAACATCTGCTTTAGCTGTTACAGACGCGATGGAACTAGTTAAACTTTGCCCTGTGGCTAAGGCAGAGTAAGCACCTCCCCAAACTAAATTACCCCATGTTCTTCGACCCCAACCTTCACCAGTTAATTGTGAATCATCAACAGTGGCAGCACCGATTGATGTGGCTAAACTAGATCCTGTAACAGTAGCGCCAATTCCGGAAACTATTTGACCGACTCCTAAAGAAGCAGCTTGTCCTGTTAAAGATAAATTTACTGAAGTTCCACCGACAGCTCCAGGAGTTACTACAGATAAAGCTTGACCTGTGCCAGTGACATCAGCATTTGCAGTTGTGGTTACTGACCCGATACTAGATGATAATGCAATTCCTGTTACAGCAACAGTGGCATCATTTTGACTGCCCCAAAAACCTTCACCCCAAGTTAAAGCACCCCAAGTATCTTGTGTCATATCCATGATACCGCCCATTCCAATTCCATGCACGTAACATAAATAATAAAAATCTGTTTCTGAGCTAGGTGTTATTTCAACGTATCTAGTTGTAGCTGCATTAAAAGTTGTTGTGTTGGTGTAGTTTGCTTGATTGCTAGATCCATCAAGATAATATGTTACTCCAGACGAAATTATTCCGCCTATAGCTGTGGTCGTGCTAAAAACTAGTGGATGACCATCATTGCTTGAAGCGCTTTGATCGAATCTTAAAGTTGCGCCATTGACCCAGGAAACAGTTCCTGGTCCTGTAGAATTTCTAGCACCATCTAAATAAAAGACGTTGCCTGTGCCTCCTCCGTAGAGGCTGCCCGATGCTACGGTAACGGTGTAAGTTTGTATGGCCATGACACCGGGCTCCTAATTATGCGATTCTTAATATTGCTGCACTTGTTGTAAATGCTGGAAACTGAATAGTAAATGTTCCTGAAGTTGCAGTTTTATCACCGCCAAAATCTAACACAGCTACGCCTGGGTCACCAGTTGCAGTGTCATTATAAATTAATGCACCTCTTGCTGTTAGAGTTACACCAGTGAATGATAAGTCAGCGAAATCTGTGATGGCAGTGTTTGTAGCCAAAGATGTTCCAACGTTTACCAATGCTTTACCACCAGATGTGTAACCTGAAGGCGATGTAACCTGTCCCCCTGTTGTGAACGATGTTGTCGATTTTCCTAAAGCTGCCGAGTTGGTATACATTGCTAATTTGAATGTATTTCCACCTGGGTTCTTAAAGTTATGTGTTGCTTCTAATAATTCTTTTTTAAAAGAATTACAGATTGCATTTGTTGTTATAGCCATTTTATCTCCTTAATTTTATGGTGACGGTGAAGGTATCTTTATACGAGGAACTCCACTGTCGTATTCTCCTCTTCTTCGTCTACCCATTTGTTGTAGACCAAAAGCTTGTATACTTTGATTATACCTGTCTGAATACAATTTGTATAGATCGTCAGGCCCTTTTAAAAAGCTAAATGCCTCTTTTAAAACACCATATAAAAGCATAGCCTCTTGATTTGTAGATATAAAAGTATTTGTTGTGCTGTCAAAATGAGGTGGATCTTTGATGTAATTTATTTGAATCTCATAAGCTGCATTTGGAGTCGGAGCCAATAAGATATTATTTTCGTCCCAATTAGCGTAGTATTTAGGTTGCCCGGTAACTGTTTCATTTGGTGCAAATTCAGCTATAAAACTAGTGTCTTTTTTTTCTAAAAAATCTCTTACATTTGAATTAATAATCTGCACGGATCTTAAAATTAATGCATCACTTGGCATAGAAACGTACCTATTATTAATAGTAGTATTTGATGTCGCGTATTTTCGCAAATCGTCATAATCAACTTGACCAGCTATATCTAATTCTGTGTTTCTTATAAATTGATCTAAAATCGAATCAGTTAACACATTGCTATCAACTTCAGTATAATTCCTTACTTGTGTTAAAAAATTTGTATGTGTTATAGCCATTATGAAATACTCACTGTTACGTTACCAATTAAAGTAGATGCCTCTCTTCTTCTATTTTGAAGTGATGGATCTCTTGGTTGCATTGTTTGTAATGTTGTTGTTATACCGTTTGATGTAACTTCAGTTTCAAAATTCTCAAACGCGAAATCACCAGGTAAAGTTAAGTTTGCAATACCAACACTTGTGCCTCCTGAATCTGCTAAAGTAACGTCATTATCAGCTACTGTTTTTGGCTGTTGAAACCTTTGTGGTCTAACCTTTTGTAATGCGATAGCATCTGCAGTTACTTTCTTTCTTCTAATTTGTGGATGCTTTGGTTCATACTCAGAGATATGTACAAATGATCCATTCCATTCAGTAATCATTTCTTGGTATGGAAAAGCTTGCCCACTTCTATCGGATATTGCTAATGATCTATTTCCGTTTGCGTATTTAGCCATTATGATACATTTGGAAAGTACGATTGAGGTGAGATATATAATGATGTTCTCTGCCCATCTTCTTCCAAAGCCCTTTTTATTTCATCTTCATAAATTAATTTCATAGCCTGTAATCTATCAGGTGCTTTTTTCATAGCTAAGTAATATGCTAATCCCGCACACATACACGGCAAGAATCTATAAACAACATCTGCTTGTTGACCATTGTAAGACGTAGCATCTTGTATTCTATTAATGCTATAAAATTTTAAAGTTGTAAATGTTGATGCATCAGGTGCATTGTATAAAAATATTTGTGGTGTTGTTTGTCTATCTACAAAGTATTGAGATGGTTGCCCTGTGGCTAATTTATTTGGTAAAGCCGCATAAGCAGATCTATCAATTTTAGTTAAAGAAACGTCTTGTGTGTTGGCATTGTCTGAGGCTGCAGCTGTAGTTGAAATATAAGCCTCTAACACGTCACTCACCGCTGCATCTACAGCGTATTGAGCTGTTCCTGATACCAAAGCAATTTCATTTAAAGACACTTTCCAAAGATGTACACCGCGATTACCCCAATCAGAAAATAATAAATTTAAAGATCTTCTTGCAGTTTTTAAATCGTAACCACTCATGGCTCTCATACCACATCTTTCAAAAGCTTCATTTATAATATCGTCAATGTTTAAATCAAATGATGATGAACCTGATGTTGCCATTAAATTACTCCTCTATAATAATCTACCATACCACCTGTGCTTTTCTTAGTAAAAGTTTTAACATTAGTTGGTTTAGGTCCTACATTGGCAGCGGCCCGTTTTCTTGCAACGGCAGATCTTCTTTGACCTTCTGTCATTCTTCTCGCTTTTGCCAAAGGCACGCATTTCGGATACTTCCGTTTCGCATCCGCACGTTGTTTTGATCTTCCACACTTTGCGAAAGAACCATCTTTTCGCTTGCTGCCAATATCTACCCATTTTTGTGCAAACCATTTTTTTAGTCCATTAGACATTAATCATCTTTCCATAGTAATTTACTAAAGATTTATTAGAAACTTTTTTACCTGCTAAATCACCTTTTATGTATGAACCAATGTACTGACCTTCTTTAGCTTTTATTACTCCACCTTTCATTTTAGGTTTTGGACCTCTGAAATCTTTTCTTCTTACTCCTGATGGATCCTTAATTTTACCTGCACATATTTTAGATGCGTAGGCATTTGCATATGCTGACGGATATACAGCGAATTTTCTTTTCGCAGCAGCTTTACCTCTCGGACATAGTTTTGTCATATTTACTCCTCTATTTTTATTTGTGCGGCCGCATTGGAAGAGATAACCTTCTCCTTTTTACGGTTGTACAACTTCTTGGATTGTATCACTTTCGGTCTGAATGTTCTAGACCTTACGAGTTTTGCGTATTTGTTTTTTGGCTTGGCTTGCAATATTAACTACCTGTGTTTTTCCCATTACTTTAGCACGTTGTTCCATGACGGTTAATATCTGTATTTTTCTAGCGAAAGGTTTGTTTATATTCTTAACTTTTCTTACTGTAGCTCTAGCATCTGCCGGAGTGGCAAATTTTATCCTTACTGTATCTTTAGGATTCTCATCTGTGTAAAGTCTTCTACCAGAACCTTTAGGCTTTTTTCCCGTTCCTTTTTTTGGATCCACGAATTATTCCTTTCACTACCTTTGCTTGATTAGCATGTAATTTAGCTGACTTACCAAGTTGCACTGCTAATTTATTTAATTTTCTTCCGTTTTTCATTCCACCTTTCGAGTAAACTTTTACTTTTCTTTTTTCATCTCTTGCACCACGAAGTTTACCTTCAATTTGTTTTGGTATTTGTGATCTTCCTATCGGCATGATTTATTTTAACACTATATTTAAAGAAAATCTACAAGAACTTTCTTTGGGTGCTAAACCTCTATGTTTAGTATCACTTTTAAATATAATGGCTTCATTTTCTTTACTTCTAACGATATGTGATTGATTATCTAAAATTAACTCAGTGCCTCCATCATTATTATGTAAATTGTATATGATGCTAAAATAATTCTCATAGTGCGCATCTATATGAAATGAAGTAGATGAATTAGGAGTATAGTAGTTCCAATAAACTCTTAATATTTTTTTATCTAGTAAATAGTCTATTTTTTCTGCGATAGTTTGAAATATCAAATCAGCATAAACATTTAAATTGTTATTGTCTCTAAGATTTGTTGTTTCATTGTAAGTGCAGTAAGTAAAACCCATATCTTGTTTTTTACCATTCAATAGTCCATCGTAAAAATTAGAGCTTATATCTTCCGGCTTATCTAAGCCAAAACTCCATTTAGGCTCTCTAATGAGAATATCAATTATTTGTAATATACACTTTTTTGGAATATCGAGATTTATTTTATCTAAGCCAACCATGGTTTGTACACGACCTTACCATCTTCTCTAAAAGCACGCAACGATTGGTTTCTATTGTGGTTAGTCGAATACGAACAATGTATCCATCCCGAGGACGGTTCGTTATCACGATAAAATTCTAAAATTAACTGGTCATATTCAAGTTCATTTTTTATCCATGTTGCTAAATCTCTATTATCTACACCAGGTATTTCAAAGTCTGCTGCAGCGGCTTGATCGTCCGCCACATGTTGACTGTTAACACTGCTACCTATTTCTAGGCACAGCTCGGCACAACGAAATCCTGATGATATAATTAACGGCTTATCGAAATGAGATCTAACTGGTTGTAATATATTTGTAGCTAATGCTTTAAGATTTTCTATTTGAGCAGGGTTTGGATTATTATTTATCCCCTTACGCTCTGCTACCTGGCTTTTAGTTAATTCATCTAAAGTTATATTAGCTGTAAGTTTCATATTAAAAATAGTTAATGTTTAATAAAATTTTTCTATCCGTATCAGTCTGACTTACTGATCTATGTTTTAATGTTGCTGGAAAGATCAAAAGTTTATTCCTTTCGCATTTGATTTTGTCATTTTCAAATTGAGTGTACCCATTATTATCGTTGACATAAAAAATTGCAGTATTGTGATTTAATTTATTATTACCATATTCATCTCTATGCCAAGCTCCAATACAATTTTTTCCTTTGTTAATATACATATTAGCTTTTATTGCAATCAACGACAAGGGCTCAAGTGTATTTAATAATGGTATTATTTCCGGGTAAAATCGTGAACAAGGTGCGTTTTGATCATAAAAAAAATGAAAAAAATAACTTTCATTATCACCTTCAGAATTACTTGGTGAGTAGTGCCAAGTAAAATCATGTGAAAATAAAATATGATATAATTTTAAAAAATCATTTTCTTGTAGAAAATTCTTTTTAATTTGTGCTTCGATCATTATTTTTTTTCTTGAATCTCGTAGAAAAATTTATCTGTGTCTTCTGTTTTCCATTTTCGCGAATCTTCTACATTCCAATAACTTGTTTGAACTTTCCAATCTGGAATATTATCTTTGACTGTAAAAGAAGGTATATCCCAAATACATCTATTATTAGGTTGTGCTGCATAGTTACCATCGTCTAAGGCTATAATATGTGCACATTTATGTTCATGCGGTATTTCAGAATGATCAGTATCTAAAATATTAGGATCAGGGTGTGCAAAATCAACAGTAAATAAATATTTACCAGGATGCCACTTTTTGTCTTTTCCAATATACTTTCCAGCTTGTGATTCTAAGATATCCCAAGTAGTAACAGCAGGATAATAACTAAAACAATTCCATAACTGAAGCTCGTCAAGTCTGCGAACTGGAACAGCTTCCGGTTTAAAGCCACGTTGAATAAAAGCCGAAATTGGTAGGCGATAAAAGATGGCACCATTCTCCATAATTGCATGGAAAAGAATAGATTTGCCCGTGATCGCAGATAAGCCAAAGATAATACAGTCCTCAACTTCTCCATGATGTTTTTTGAGATCATATAAATACTCCCTTCTTATTTGTGCATATTCCACAGGTATATTTGCGTTTAGATAACTCATTTGTCATTCAATCCATACCATATAACTACACAAAGTAAAATAAAAGCTATTATTGTGTTAATGGGTAAAAAGGGCTCAACTAAATAATTTTCCATTATCTTATTATTTTAATTATTTTCTTTCTGTCCATGTATATCTCTGTTTGAGCATCTACCTTTTTACAAGAAAATACAACTCTTTCGGGATTAACCTCGTTCTGAGCGATGCGTTTAGATTTCAAACAATCGCTGAGATTGGGCTTGTATACATATTCTATCATTTTTCCGTTTAAAGTTAAAATAAGTGCAAATACAGTTTCTATCATTAGTGACCACTCCCATTTCTAATTAATTTTTCTACGTCTTCAGTTAACTTTTCAGTTCTTTTTTTTAAAAACTCTATATTAACCGCATTGTTTCTCATACCTTTAATTTCTTCTTCAACATCCTCTAGTAAACCACTAACGTGTTCTACAATCATAAAAAGTTCTGCTTCTCCAGCCGATTGACCTAATTCACCTCTCGGATACTTAATTCTGAACTCAGTATTTTGTTCTAAATCTTTTTGCATCAACTCTATCTTTGTAGAGTGTTGGTTTAATTTTTCATGAATGCCAAAATAAGCCCATGTTCCGATTGCGATAATCGCGATCAGACTGGCAACCGTTTTCATTGGCATCTGCACGGCAGCCGATTCAGAAATTTTTAAGGCCATAAATTACCTACTTATAAAATCCTTTGAATACCCAAGATACCCATTTGTTCCAAACACTTTTGATTTTGTTCCAAATAGTTCTGACTACCCACAAAATTTGTTGTTTTATTTTTTCTAACATTTCCATCTCCTTCTAGCTTGTCTTAATCTAGAGTTAGGATCTTTAGCTGCTTTTGGAAACTTCTTCATTTGTCCAGCACTTCTAGCACAAAATGATTTACGTCTCTTTGCGGCCTTTGATCCAGGTTTTACTTTGCCTGTAACTGCTGTTTTAAGTTTTGAACCAGGATTATCTCTCCTGTACTTAGCAACACCAGCTGCTGTCATCCCCGCTCCACTTTTTGTAGAACGAAAATACTTTTTAGTACGTGGAGGCATAACATCTCCTCCACGTTTTAATTTTAAAAGTTCTAATGTATATACTTTATTAGTAACTTCCATCGAAAAATACCGTTACACTATCAAATCCACCACTGATATCGATGAACGCACCATCAGGAAAACGAATTCCTTCATCTGGGATATAAGGATCTATCATACCAGCTGCAGCGGGTGCATCTAGTTCTAGTCTTTTATCTCCTGATTGAGATCCATTTCTAATGATCATTGCACCAGCAGCCGAAGATTTTGATACTCCGTGCATTCCTCTAACTCTTGTTGCTCCAGCAAAAACTATTCCAGTTGTGTCAGTTGTAGCTGTAAAGCCAGCCGACACCGCAGTGATAGAAGCACCGTGGCTAATTTTAGTTACTGTTAAAAACTTCGTTGAGCCGGTTACTGTGCCCGCGTTTGGACCAGTGCCGATTGTTTCTGTAACAGAAGCTCCACTTGCGTCAGTGCCCTCTATTGTAAAAGAAACAGAAGCGTTATTGGATGCAGAAGTTAATGTAACAGTCGTTGACATGTTTGAGCCATCATTTACAGAAGTTCCTGTAAGTGTCATATCAGCAGCGCCTGATTGTGTTTGCACACCAGCAATAGCTGTTGTGCTTGCTGAAACAGCTTTAAACATTTTCGCCTGTATACTTGTACTTGACATATTTTCTCCTACTTAGGTGCTCCCGAAGGAGCACCAGTTAATTATTATACTAAGTCTAATGTTTCTGTAAATGTAATACCAATAAAAGTTACTACAATAGATGCACCAGACGCTCCAGGATCTGCCATTGTCACTCTGATTTCATCAGGTGTTAATGGTATTCCTGCTGTCGTTCCAGATCCACCAGATCCTACACCCGCAACACCGTTGCAAGCAAAGATTTGTGCTCCTGCTGCACTTGTAGATAAAACTGCACCGTCTACGTATGCGTTAGGGTCACCAGCTGTTCCAACATCTGTAATATTTCCGCCAGTAGTTGTAGCTGCTGTGTTTCTAACTACACAGAACATTGGAATGAAGTTTGCTGGAAAACCAATTGCTGCTTCATCGCCTGTAGTGTTTCCGTTAGTTATAGATACAGTCGCTTGGTAAGTTTTCATTACGAAACCATCAGTTGCGATACTGCTTAAAAACAAAGCTCCTGACTCTACAGCTGCATCAGCTGTAACTGAGTTTCCGCCTGTTACGCCATTAACATCTGCAATTTTTGTAACTGCACCTGTCGTTGCGTTTTTTACGATTGTTTCAAAACCATTTTCCGATCGGACCGGTCCCGAAAAAGTTGTATTTGCCATAATTTATTTCTCCTATAGTTTTACACCTGCAG